ATCGTATGCGAAAATCACCATTAACAATACCATCCAACATCGCCATAATTGGATTAGCGTTCAATTCAGTTGTGTCGGTATCGTCGAGTGGTTCATTCAAATTTTCTACACGGAAATAGCTCCTCAAATCTTCCAGCGTAAATGTATCCGGTATTTTATATTTGCTCATTTTTCAACACCCCTTATCCATACAATTTGCCACCCCAATATTGTCCAGAACCCTCATTTGTTGAACCCCAATAAATTCTTTTGCCGCCGTCAAGTATTTGTCCCCAATACCCGGGAGAATAGAATATTGATGTGTCAATTTCTCTTGCTTTCACTTCGGTATATATGTCAAATGTTTTGTTACCGACTTCGAAATTATGAGTAATATCCACAATCTGAAATATTTTTATTGTATCCAAAATTTTATTATTAATTTTGATTGCGTCCCTGAATGAAATTGCCGGGTTAAAATCAATGCGCAACGGTCTTTCAATGCTCTCAACGCAATATCTAACCTGCGAATATACGATATTGACTATTTGTTGCGCAAACTCAGTATTGGTTAAATATTTGTTTTGTAGTGTCAAAATTTTATCGCCGGTCCCTACGGAAAATTTGCTTATTGATATTTGCTTATACTCATTGCCAGTAATTCGAAATTCTGTAATCGTAATAGTGTTGCCATACATTCGTATAACTGGTGTTGTAGGATGTCTTTGAAACGACACAGATAAACCGCCAATATCAGTATAAACGCCTTCTGCGGTTTCCGGATATTCAGATCCATTTACAATTAACTTATAATCAGTGTCTAATGCTACCGGATTTTGGAACTGCGGAAAAAAAGGATAGTTGTTGCCTGCGATTGTTATCCAATTCTTTGAGCCAGTCCATACATCGGCAACAGTTTGTAACTGAAACGGCATAACCTCAATTTCAACCTTATCATATATAGTTCCCTCACCTGCCTCCCTATCAGAAAATTTTATCGGGATTTCTGCGGTATCTTCGCTCGCGTCGATTTCAAGCGCAATATTTGTCCAGCGCGGAGTTCCTCCGCCGGTATAGTAATTTATCGTTACAGAATCAATTGAAGGAATTGATAATCTATTCGTTGATTTTAATATTGCTTTCCAACGAATATATCTTTTCAATTCCGACCCAATTTCATAAGTCGCAGAATTAACCAATACCCAATCGTCAAATGTTATTCCGTCATCACTTGTTTGCGTGTAGTAATCAATCAGAGCAGTCTCGCTATTTGTTTTAATTGTCTCAAAAATACCCCACGCAGTAGGGATTAAAAGCAAATCAGATATCTGAGATACAAAAGTAGAATATCTTCGCGTATACTGTAAAGCATCATTGCCTAACCCTGTTATATCTTTAAATAAAATATAAGCGTTATAGAGATAATCATCGCTACTTATATCCTCATCAAACCAACATTTCAAATCAAGAGTAACATTTGATGTATATTCGATTGGAACATCTATTAATGATATTCCCTCAATTTGCCATTCGACATAACCAAAAAATGTTCGCCCACTTAATGCGATGTTATAAAAAGTATTGTTATTTATACTCCAACTTTTATCTCCTTCTGAAGTTTCTAAATCACATACAAAATTTTCCTCACTAACTTTTCTGACATATAATTTAGCCCAAGCATTATCTTCGTGTCCATCAAGTTGATATTCTGCAATCATTACTCGTGTGCCTAATTCTTGTATTCCTATTTCATTAAAGCTAAAATTAAAGCTTATTGTTACTTCTCCAATATCCGAAATATCAATATCCGAATATATTTTTCTCACATATCCAGTATTAGATTCATTAAAATTAAAATGTCCAATTAACAAATATTTTTCAAAATCGCTACTTACAGATTGATTATCATTTTTTACTACAAGCGAAAGTGGAGCATCATTATAATCGTCGAAAAAGACATCAAAAAAAATAGGAATTTGTTTATTTTCTTCTCGCCAATTTTCACTGTTTGTAGAAAAATTATTTACAGTCGGCAATTCATTCCAATCATAATCCGGATCGAAAGATGAATTAGGATTGTTTATAATTGTTATTTTTCCGGGTTCACTACCTATATCAATCAAATCAAACGACCCATTCGTAATAACTCCTACTTCAAAATCTGCTTGCGAATCCTGTTTGACAAAATGAGGTATACTTTCAACATAGACATTCCACACCAGCTGATTGTATTGGTTGATATATAAATCTATATCTGCCATTCCTGCCGCTATTTCGTTGATTTCGTCCCAGATTTTCGCATTGACAGGGTAAAACATATCAATCGTATCCGCGCTTTCAAATAGCACCATTTCGTCTGATGATATGCCTGCCTTTAATGCCATAAACTCAATAAGCCATTCTCTCGTTTTATTAGCCAAAATTGTCGTTCCCAAAACCACATTTTTTTCTTTCAGCATTTTTACTCTGTCAAGCAATTGTATATCTACAATTTGTCTTTTCGGGAATAGTTGTAATGCGGTCAAATAATAATGTCCCAAACAGGCATATACCTTATATCCTCTTTTATCCAAACCGCCATAAATTCGCACCGGCAGGTTTGGAATATCTTGCTTTGTAAGATTTTCGAAATTGCCCTGGCCCGGATACCAATTTCGTATATCGTCAAAAATTTCTACCGCCGATGTAGAAACTTTGAATTGCGATGTGATTATATCTTTGCCTTTATTGATAGAGAAACTGCCGGCATAGTCTAATTGTTTGGTTGTCCATACTTCAATTTCGCATATTCGAACTGTGTCAGAATATGCCTCTACTTGTATTTTTATACCGTATGCTTCAACGCCTGTTTCATCAAAAAAGACATTGTAAGATTGTTCATTCCCGGACACATAACCATTACTTATTGATACAGCATTCAGACCGTAATCGCTACCTTTATCAACAAGCCCGGACCATGCCACATAATCGCCGGTACCGGTTGTATCATAAAAAATCGTATATTCTTCAATTGGAACTTGCGATTTGTCTTCAACAAAAGTAGATTTCGGATAATGAAACAAAGCAAATTTATTTATATGTTTTTTTTCAGCAAATTTAATGTCAATCCATACCGGATTAGCGAACTCCCAATATCGCAGTTCTCCGTCTTGGTCGCAATGTGAATGGATGCCGTCAATCATATATTCTTTATTTCCGGCATCTGTGCCGTCTACGGTAATAGTCGCCCCTCTGCTCGCAAGCGCGACATTCTCAATATCCATTTCGATTTTAGCAACCGGAACGGCTTCTTTGCTGGCATACAATGTTTGTAAAGTGCTCATTTATTTACCTAAAAAATCAAAACTTATTTCGTAAAATTTACTATTTTTCAAAAACATCGGATTAAAAGAAATATTTTCTATCGTGCCGAGAAATCCCTCATATTCATAATCAATAATAACATCAGTTTCAGCGGCAGGAAGCTCTGTGCCGAGAACTATTTCATAATCTTCTTCAACAAAACTTCCGCCGGTATAATAATTAGTTCCTGTTTTTTCTGTGTCGGTAGCAAGCCACACGCCCGTAATAGTTATCCAGCGTTTGCTTGTTCGGTTTATCGTTACCCGGGACACCGTCTCGCTTGTTCGCAATTCAGACCATTCCCACTCCGTCATTGTGTTTAAATACACGTCATTATTACCAATTCGCAACAAAGCCGAGCGCATTGTCATCAAATCCGCTTCTGTTATATATGATATTTGTATAGATAAATCATCTCTGATTTTGTTTAGCGACCGTTTGCGCAAATCGCCATTCAGCAAATAATCAATATTACAAACCTCTGCTTCTGTAAATTCCAACTCTGTTTGACCAGAACCGAGTGTTGTAAGCAATGTTTTTGTTAAGCCAATTTTTAAATTATCAAGTAGTGTTATGCTCATCGTGCCAACTCCGCTTTCAGAGGCGATACAATTCTCTGTATCAATCGTTCAACCGAGGCGTCGGTAACGCTTGACGGATCAAGCGCTTGAATTGTGTTATGTATTGTTATTTTAATTTCTCTGCCAAAAGTTTTACTTTCTTGTGCGGTGTGAACCCGGGCGGAGGCAGGCAACTCGACTATTTCAGGACCCTGCTCTCCCACCATAGCATATCCTCTTGACTTCATTTCGCCGCCAAGCGCAAACTGCTGCGCCCGGATTGTAGCAACTTGAAATCCGCCCTGCGCTGCTACAAGAGCCGCCTGAATAAAATTCCACGGAGGAAAACCGGAGGCCAATGCCTTTGTAACACCGAGTGAAGTATTTGCGACCGCTTCGGCGATTAAAAGCGGTTTCATTTTCTTGCGAGCAACAAGTTCTTTCTCTCGATAAACATCAGCGATATTTTGTTTTTGCGCAGCGTATGCTTCTTCCAATTCGCCAAGTTTTGTCATACGCTCTTCCTCGTCAATAACATTTTGTTCAATAAAACTTTTTTTCGCAAGATATTCTTGCTCTGCTGTTGTTAATTCGTTTGCCAAATCATTTTGGATTTTCACTGCTTTTAAATCGTAATATCCTTGAACCGCGTCTTTTGCCATTCCAATCGTTTGAACAGGGGCCATCAAATCTTCGCTTGCCACCTCAGCCCAAGATTTTATCTGGTCAGTTATGTCAGGCATTAAATCTTCAAATTCTTCCATAAAATCAATCTGTTTTTGCCAATCTGCGGACAAATCGCCTATCTTCATATCCTCGTAAGCAGCGTCGATAATTTCTCCCGCTTTCTGAAATTCCAAAGATGATTCCAAAATTCCAATTTCTTCTAATTCTTGCGCCTGTCCTTTCAATTCTTTTCCAGATTGACCCGATTTTTTCGTAGTGTTTAAGAATGCGGCATCAATTTTATTAAATGTTTCAGCCCATTTTAATATTGCTTCGTCGACAGCGGGTATAGTAGTCCACGCAATATCTTCCCACGCGGTTTTCAATTCCGCCGCTGCTTGTTTGTCCAAAGGTTTTGAAATTACTTTCCACGCTTTTGAGATAACTTGTCCAGCTTGGTAAAATGAATGCCCGACAGATGCTATTCGAGTTTCTAAAATATCAAATGTTGCTACAACACCCATTCCACCTTTTATAATCCATTTTGTTGTATCAACAAATACATTCGATTCCGCATCTAAATCAGAAATTGACTTGGTGGCATCTTCCGACGTTTGTATCAATTCAAATCCTGCGTTCTGTAATCCCTCAAAAGCCGGGAGAAGTTTATAGCCGATAGTTTCTTGTAAATCGCCAAATCTATTTTTTAATATTGCTTGTTTGCCAGCATAAGTGTTGGCGTCCATAGCCGCACGGCCGCCATACAGTTCAGATAATCCTTTCACTGTCTCTGTCATTCGTTCAGTAGATCCAACCGCCCCCTCAACTTCTATGCCATAGCGGCCAAGAGCGTTTGTCTCGCTACCAATAGTTTTCCCGACCAAATCTCCCGCGGAGGCTAAATCCATTCGCTGCGCTGAGGCAAAATCAAGCGTTACTCGTGTCAATTCTTTTAACTGCTCGCCTTGTGCTCCGCGCCGGATAAGCAACTCCTGAACAATTTTAATTTGTTCGTCGTCATAGACAGATTGCGATTGTAATACTTCGGCGTATTTAAGAGTGTCTTGGTAGGCTTTTTCTGTATAGACACCACGCAACCGCATAGCGTCAGCAACCGCCATTTCTTTGCGTTGTGCGTCAGCGGCAATATCAGTTAATTTTTTTGATGCGTAGAAAAAAGCAGTCGCGGAGCCGGTAATAGCGACAAATGCTTTTGTAACATCAGCGGATTTATATTTGAAATTAGACGCAAAACTATTCGTCGCGGATTTCGCACTCGTCATTTTTGCCGCAAAATCTTTGCTGTCTAATATTAACTTGCCTACAATTGCGCCTGCATCAAAAGACATAATCTACCTCTTTTTTTTATTTTTCTTCTTTACTCTGTTTTTTAATTTCTGCCAACTATCGTCGATGATTTCTTTTTTTCTACCTTCTAACCTTGCTAACTCTAAATCAATCCGATAAATATGTTCTTTGACAGTTTTCAAATCACCGTTCATAGCCAATCGCGTATTAAGTATTTGTTGTTTCTCGTTACCGAGAAAAACCTTTTGCGCCTCGTTATACCAATAATCAATATCGCGAATATCCGCGCTCAATATTTCCCGATAACTGTATAGTGCAGGGAAGATTCGGGAGATTAAATTTATCTTTTCTCCCCTGCACTTTATCAGTTTTTTTCTGTCTCGGGCAATACTTCAAGACCTTGAACCACGCATTTGGTTATATATCTCAATAACGATGTCACTTTTACGACATCCAAATGTAACGCTTCAATCTCATCAACCGGTTTACCTACTAAAACCGCGAATTGTTTATAAATGCTCTTCGCCCGATTCTTTTCGGTTTCGCCAATCGCAGAGCATTCGCTTAATATGTTATCTGTGATTTTCGATACTGTGAAATTATGCCCGTCGCAAACAACTTCTATCGCGGGAAACAACGTATCCAAATTTACTTTTGCCATTTTTTAGCACCTCGCTTTCTTTACGCAGCCGGACCAAACCGATACAAATCTCCAAGAGTTCCGCTATCTTGAGAAGGAAAAACTTTGAATGTTACTTTAAATACTCTCTGCGCAGAGTTATTAAACGTAATTTCAAGATTTTCTTCCGGGACAGTTTTGAACAGATGAATCCAGCTATCTTCATCAGTAGATACCGCACCGTCGACAATCGGCTTTAATATCAACTCTTTTGCGTCGGCATACTGCGAATGCCCAATAATAAGATTGTTGACTTCGACATTATCAGTTCCACCAACTGACTCCGCGATAATAGTTTTCAAAATATCAAAACCGCACCGCGTCAAAGGAACTTCAACCGATACATTTCTCCCGGTTAAAACTCTGTCAACGGGTGTTTCCCCGTTTTGGTCATCCTTGATGTCTTGCCCCAGCAACTCACTGCGCAAAACAACATCACCGAAAGTCGCACCCAAATCATCGTCATTAAAAATTACTCCACACGGCCCCAAATCATAAAACGGACTTATTTCGCCCATAACACTACCTCCTATATTTTACGGCATCGGAAAATAAAATTTGTAGTAAACAAAAATCTTCCTTTGTCGTCTTCGCCTAAGCTCTGCGGCACACTTACCGCAGATACAACATTGATTTCATATTTTGATTCGAAATTTAATTGTGTTTTTAAATGTAATAAATTATAAATACTATACGCGTCATCTCGCGCGGTCATATATGTTTCCGCCCGCGAAAGCACTTGTAACATATACGGATCTTGCCTATCCTCCAAAAACTCGTTCGGTGTGCCTCCGGATTCCAATAATAGCGTAGCTCTATTCGGTGCGTATTCATTCCAATGCCCGACTTGTAATTTCGCCCCTATAACAAATGCCGGCAGTTCGGTTTCGATATAAGTCGCTATCTCTTTTATCATCCCAGAACCTCTTTAATTTTATCGGCAATTACTTGGTAATATTCCCTACCAAACCGCACCAATTTTGATTCCAAATATTTCGGGCCGGCGGACGGCTCTGAAAATTTGAAATCCACGCCCTCGTGTTGACGATGAGCGTATGGCGTATTATACCCAACCGTAATAGTAATAACGTTTTTACCACCACTCACGCTGTCAGAACCTGTTTTATTCGGAGTCCCGCTCTTCCCCAAGCTTTCGCTCGTTCCAGCTAATTTATCGTCTACAAAAACACTGCCAGAACCGCGTAATACGCCTTCTTTAATCGGAACGGTCGGCGGCTCCATTACACAATCACGCATCAACATCAATCCTGCCTGCCCGGCACCAATTCTCAATGCGTCTTGAATTCTTTTATTCGCCAAATTAAGCATTTTCATAAATTTCGCAGTGTTTAAAGTAATATTGTTTTTCATATCAAATAAACTATCAAATATACCGTGCTAAAATCTTTTAAATGTTCTATTTTAGCAATCGAGTATTCGTTTCCTGAATAAGTAATTTTATAATCATATTCTAAAATTCTTGCTTTAATAAATACTCTTATATTGCTAATCAAATCTTGTCCTTCTGTATTTCTTAAAATATAGCTTCCTTCTTCCACGCGAGCTTTAACAGTTTCTGTCGTAGAAGCCCCAGGCTCGCCCCATTTATCTTTTGCTCCTGGAACAGATATGGTAACCGTTTCGTTCGTGTAACTTCCTATCATACTGTGCCCTCGCGCAAATAATCCTGAT